CGTTTTTGATGTAGACTATAGATCTTGATGGCATTCAGCAGTCGTTCGGTGTTGCCAAAGGTGTCGTATTTTGCTGGTTGGTAACCCCAGTGGTCAGTCTGTTGTGCATGGTACTTGCTTGGCTGTGTATAAGTGGTAGGCTGATAATCACTGTCTCTATAGTAGTAACTCATGTAGTCGTACCAAAAGTCACGCACTACATCTGCACTGTCGTCATGGAATGTGATCTGTACAGGATCATATTTGATTTTGTTCTGCACAATGTTCACGCGATTATAGGCATTTAGCGTTTTGGTGTCTATTGTGTACTTGGGCAACTGTACACTTTTTACCATCATGCCTGCTTCAATTTTTTCTTGGTTGGGTAATCTACTTAGACTGCTGTTGATATCAAATGCCACATGGAAAAGAAAACTGTACTTGGGACTTAGTTCGTATCCATTGGCCGTGAAAATTTGACTGGCGTGTCGGAAGTCCCTTATACTGGGACCAGTGCCAATGCCGTTTAGGATGTCATTAATTACGCTCATACAGTATTTAGCCAATAAAAAACCCGCCGAAGCGGGTCTTTTTGTAGTCGCTGTGATTAACCAGTAATAGTTGCGCCAATGTTTTGACCAATGGTTGCACCAAAACCAACGCCAGCAGTTTGTCCACCAGCTGGTAGTTGTTCTGCGTTGTCGTAACGAATGCTTAGAGCAATCATCATTGGGTCATTGCTGTTGTAGTTCATTTCGCCATAGTCCACTGAAGTCAAGAAGCAACCGTACAAGGCCCAAGATTCCAGCACGTTGGGAGTTGCTGCGCCGTTGCCGCCGTCCAAGATATCCATTTGTAGTTGGAACTTGTAGTCAATGCCCGATGCTGCACTGGCTTGTTCTTGGAAGTCAAATTGTTTCTGAATCTGTTCGCCAACCAACTTGCTGACTGCACCAGTTGCATCGTCACGCAAGTTAACTGTGACTTCTTCCCAGCTGGGCTTACCTTGGAAGTAGACCTTGCTGTTATAGATATCAACAGTAATTGGATCAAATTTGACGCTGGGACGTTGTGTGTCTGCTACTTGTTTGGTTAATTCAACTACTTGACCTTGACTTACGCCAAAGTTAATAAAATTTAGACGAAAACGAAACTTTAATTTTGGCATCAACAGGCCCTGGCTAGTAGCCGATTGGCCGCCTGCTAGGGGTACTGTAAAGTTTGTTAGGGATGCTACTGCCATGTTATTATTCTCCTGTTATGTTTATTTACCTAAATTACTTGCCGCCCAACCCGGCGATATCACCGGGGTTGAACAAGCGGATTGGAATGTAGATAAACTCAACAGCCTTCTCTGGTTCGATAGCAACGTCTGCGTACAGTTGATTGTTTGCAATACGATCTGGTGTGTTGTTGGTAGTATCGCAAACTACCAAGTAGTCATAGATACCACGTTTGGCAACTAGGTCGTTCAGCGCACGATTCAATACTGCTGCAAATTGGTCACGTGTGATCTTGTCGTTTGGTTCAAACAAGAACGCATTGCCCGAACTAGCAAAGATTGTACGAATGTAGTTGACCAAACGAGCAACGTTAACACGATCCATACTTTCTGTATTAGGATCACGTGTTTTCTGACCCCATACAACTAGTCCAATACCTGGAATAATTGTGATTGGGTTGATCTTGTTTTGATACAAGGTATCACGCAAGGCTTGGTTGACACCTGTGCGTACAAACTCACCTGTGACATAGTCAACATAACCAAGGTCTGTAGCATTGCTTACTAGACCACGGCGTGTACCTGCTGGAGCAAACCAAGGGTAACTGACATTGTCATTGTACAAGTATGTACGTAGTACCATATGGCTTGGTGGAACCATGATGGTGTTGCCAGCCAAATCGCTGCTTAGACCGCTTGGATAATACACAGCCAGGTATGGGTCTGCTGTTGCAAGACCGTTGCCGTTGGTATCGTTGCTCCAGTTGATCAAGTCAACTGCGTTTGTGTCTAGGCCCATTGGAGTGTCACCAATCACAAACGCTGTGTTGGCACGGTCGTTGTTTAGGCTTACCATGTCTGAGATCAACTCTGGATATCCAGGAGCACAAATCAAGCTGAACTTGAATTGATCTTCACGGATTTCGGTGTTGGCATCCAATGCTGCTTTCATTGCTGCAACAACAATTTGACGTTGTGCATAGTGTCCAGCATATGGAGTTTCGTTGGTTGTGTTCAAACCGCTGGCTGTGACCCATGTGCTGGTTGCCAATGGAGCCCAGTATGTGCTGGCTGTTGGATTACCGTTGCCGTCAACTGCTGGTTGATGGTTAAGGTTACCAGTTGTCAATGAAACATAGATCGCTGTTCCGTTGGTAGTAACTTGAGCACCCAGACCATATGTTGTGCTGGAACTGTAAGTTGATACATTGAATGTTGCTGTATTGAAGTAGTTGGTAAAATACTTCTTGACGTTGTAACCCGAACGGCGTGTGTTCAACATCAACATACCACGTGGGTACAACAATGGGTTTGGAGCATCCAAGTCCAAGTAGTTGCTTTGCATCAACTGTTGAACAGTGGCTTCTGTGCCGCTGGCAGCATCCAAGTATCCACCTGTGTCCCAACGTGCATCAGCAAAGATAATACCGTTTGTGCTGATGTGGTCTGTGTTGTCAATTGCAACCCAGTTTGAACCGTTCCAACGGCTCAGTGCTGGCCAGTTTTCTAGATCGCTTGTGTTTAACCACAAGTCACCTTTTGCCAACACACTGTTGTCAGTTTGTGTTGTGGGTGCTGCTGCTGCAACAATGACACCTGTTGGATCCAGGGTACCATATGCTAGACTGTAACCACGTGCATCAACAATACCTGTTTGGTATCCAACCCAGGCTGTACCTGTGTTGATCATGATGTCAACTTGTGTAGGATCACTGTAATACCACAATGTACCATTGGCAGGATCTGCTACAGGTTGTGTGTTGCTGTAGGTATACACCAAGTTGGCAAAACCAGTGATTGTTGTCACTTGATTAGTGCCAGTGCCGTTGACAATGATATTAGACACTGATGATGTACCGTTGCTGGCAAATCCTGCTGTTATTGCAGGGTTGGTACCAGTGATGTAAGATAGAGAAATGTCACCACCTGCGGTATGTGTCAGTGTGATAGTACCGTTGCTGTTGACCAATGCTGTGACGTTTGGCAAGTTTGCGCCCAATACTGCTGCAACAAAGTCTTTGTTGTTGCCGTATGTGCCGCCAAATGCTGTACCAATGGTCACAGTTGCTTGTGCTATGGTAGTTGTACCAGGTTGGGTAACTTTGATTGTAAACGCTTGGCCAGTTCCAAAATTTGGTGCAGTTGCTGTACCTGTTGCACTTACTGCTCCTGATACTGTACGCACACGAGCAGCGTATCCTGCATAGCCCAGTGTTCCCGATCCAGCTGGATTTGGATCTTGGCGCATCACAATGGTACCAACACCAATGTTGGCACCGCCACCAATTGGATCTAGACCGTATAGGGCTGCGGCCAGTGTTGGGTACGAAGTCACAGCTTGTGTGGCCCATAGTCCTGTAGTAGAGTTGTACTCTTTGAATACAAAGTTTGCGCCGCCGCCTGTGGCACCTTGTTTGAGCCATACAGATCCACTTGGTGCGTTGATATCGCCAGATACAGTATTGGTCCATGGTGGAACTGCTGAGAAGCTGCCGTAACCAACTGTGTTGTTGTTGGCGCCGTATGTTTGCAATGCCAGCGGATTATAAGTGCCGCTGCTCAAGCCAACTGCGGTCAACAATGCTGTGTTACCTGTACCGTTATAGCTGGTGCCAATAGTAACTTGAGTTCCTGTGCTGTACAATGCCAATTGACCGTTTACCACGTCGGCTGTGACACCAGAAATTGCTGCTGCGTTGATGTTTGCTGCCAATGTGGTCACTGTTGAACTTGCAACAACAATGTTAACTGGTGTTGAGTTGATACTCAAGTTACCGTAAGTGTAAGGAATAGTGTTGATTACTGGATTTGTAACTGTGCCTTTGATAGTTGGGGCACTGGCAATCCAGTTAGGAGTACCAACCAGCAACCATTTGTTGCGTAGGCTGTTGGGGTCAATGGTACCAATGTCAGGACCTGCTTTGTAGAATGTACGATTATCACCGTTGGGATCTGATACCACTACTGCGTAGCTACCAACTGATCCAACACTGCTGATTGGAGTGTACACATAGCCACTGCCGCCTGTTAGACTACCTTGTGAGTTTGCACTGGTAGTTTGAGTGATGTCGGTGATGACAATGGGAGACTGTACGCTGAAACTTTGTGTGTCACGGCTCCACTCGTAGATGCCCCAAGTTGTATCTGTTGTGTCAAACCAATATGTGCCGTTGGCAACTGCGCTGGTTGGACGAACACTGGTACCTTGTAGTTCATTCAAGTCAATGTCTGCACGAACTGCATACAGTTGATTGCCCAAGCCCAAAGCACTATAAGATGCCATCAAGCCATATTCGTTTAACTCGTTGCCGTGTAATGGTGTACCAGCGCTGGTTTGTTGGAACGTTGGAGTACCCATTGCTGTGGTCAACTCGCGTTGGCTACCAAATATCTGTAACTTGCCTGCGTTGGCTTTTGTTGTGCCTGTTGCCAGTGCGCCATTGATTGTTTTGTTTTGTGCGGTTGCCAATAGAACCAGTGGTACTGTTCCCACTGCGTTGCTGATATACTGACTCTCGTCAGTAACGGTAATACTAATACCTGGTGATACTAAAGCCATAGTAAACTTCCTTTTGCTATTATGAATATTTATTAATAACTGCTGTTTTTGGGTGTCTACGCTGCCCTTTGCAAAGGTTAAGGGTAAATACACTATGGAACGTAAAATATGCACAGCCTGCAACCAAAGGCCTGTTGCAGTCAACTATATCAAGGAAGGTGTCACTCACTATCGCAAGACGTGTGACACCTGTGGTCGTGCAGGTAAGAAGAATATGGAAGTGCCCGCATGGGCCAAGAGCGGATATAGAAAAAAGCCGCAGTGCGAAAAATGCGGCTTCAAGTTCAAGTTCCCAGTGGAACAATCAGCAGTGTATTACCTGGATGGTAACTTAAAGAATAACAATCACTTTAATCTCAAGACTGTGTGCTTAAACTGTGTTCAAGAAGTGAGTCGTTCGCGCTTGCCTTGGCGAGCAAGTCCTCTTGTGCCAGATTTTTGAGCTGCGTGTACAAGTGATCAATGGTACCGTTGTTGTCAACTACAGCATCAAAATGTGTGCCAGCCCATGAGTATTCGCTGGCATGAACGCCGTTTAGTCCCAACCATTCACGTGCTTTGGTATCGCCTCGATTGGCTTGTTCAGCAACAGTATACCAATGCGGAGTAACACCTCGCTGCACCCAGATGATCTTGCCACCTTGCGCTTTGATGGCTGCGATCTCGTTGGGGAAACGACAATCACTGATAACAACATTGTCCTGTGTCTTGCGTAGGCGGTTTTCCAAGCTGGCAATCCACATGTCGTCATGGAATCCGTTGCGACAAACTTCTGTGCCCCAATATTGTAAAATCCATCGTGGTGTCAACGTGGGCATGGACAAGCGGTCAGCCCACCAAGCGTCAACTTGCTCACGCCATTCACGAGCTTCTTTGGTACGCCCTTCCAGCATGGTTCTGTCCCACCCAAACACTGCTGACACTGCATCTTTGAGTGTGTTGGCAAAACTTTCCCTACGATACTCGTGAAAGTTAACCAAATAGTCTGCGGCTGTGTCTTTGCCGGCGCCAATGAAGCCCACCATACCTATAATCATAAAAAATGCTCCTATTACAGAGCATTTTAAAGTAGTTGCAACACAA